TCACCGGTATGGGTGTTCAGGTTGACCACAAGGCTGGTCAGGTTAAGTTCCCTGACGCAGCTACCGCCGAGGGCATCGAGATGGTTGCCCATGAGTTTATCCCGGAGGGCATTTATGCAAGCCAGACTAATTTTGATGACTATGATAAGATGGTCACCAAGATTGAGGCAGGTGCGCTGGTGAAGCGCGTTCCTCTGTATGCTGGCGAGCTGTACGGCACTGACCAGTATAAGGCAGATGATGCACAGGATGCCAATATCGGCAAGCTGCTGGAGGTTAACACTGATGGCAAGTGGCAGGTTGCTACTACTGGTACTTCTCGTTTTGAGTTTGCTGGTGTGATGGATGATAACGGCCACAAGCTGATTATGATTAGTGTACTGCCCGAGGCAAAGACTGTTGCTTGATTGAGAGGAAAATCTTGAATATGATACGTGAAATCTAAGGCTATCGTCTTTTGACGGTAGCTCTTTTATTTTGCGCGAAGAGAAAGGAAATGAATTATGGCACTGAATATTGAAGTGGCCGAGCTGATGAAGCAGCCTGGTCGTGTTTATGAAGTTGCTGAGAAGACTCAGTACAATCGCGCTATGGATGCCGAGGACAAGGAGATTGCTGAGGTTGTTGGCGCTCATGTTGAGGAGCTGATTGATAAGGGCGACCCCAACAAGGAGATTGCTCAGTTTGTTAACCGCACCGTGACTGATGAGCTGTATGGTGCACCTGATGAGCTGCTGGACTCCATGTTTGAGCGTGGTAATGTTGGTGAGTTTGATGATTACGAGGCAGGTCGTACTGTTAAGAACACCCTGAAGGCTTATGATGCAGCCAAGGGCGGCAACGTGCCGAAGTCTTACCTGCACTACGAGACCATTAAGCCCGTCTGGCGTAATAAGCAGATCGAGGCTGATCTTAGCTTTGTGGAAGTAAGACGTAATGCTTGGAAGAGTGTGGCAACTCTGACCACCTTTATGACTGAGGCTCTGAAGAACCAGATGTTCTATGACGTCTTTAGCATGGTTGATGACGCTATCACTGGTGGCGAGCAGAAGATTGATGCACAGGGCAAGGAGCCCACTATGCAGGATATGGACGCTCTGGCTCTATATCTGAATGAGTACGCCGATGGTGGTAATCCCTTCACTGTCAGCCTGATGAAGTACTGTGCCAAGATGCGTCGTATGACCGGCTACGCTGAGTATCTGTCTGACGCAGCTAAGGACGAGTTTAACCGTTATGGTCTGGTTAAGACTTACGATGGTGTTGCTATTACTGGTATTAGCTCTGCCAAGAAGCTGGGTGATGGTTCCCTGCTGATCCCGGATTAAATTTATGTAAATTTACGTAATATAGTCCAGTCGTGATGTAAGTCACGATAACAAATACACATTGAATTGCTGGAAAACCCTAAAACTACAATTACCAAAACAGAAGGATGAAATATACCTAGATGGATGGTTGCGAAAGTAGAAAGAAAATTGTAGATGATGCATGGTTAAAACCTAAACATTAAAAATAATGGGCAATCAGCAGCCAAGCTCCGAAAAGGAGAAGGTTCAACGACTATCCGCGTGGGAGCGGTTAGGATGCAAGTGTTTGGCATCCGAAGTGGTGTGCCCCAGTTTTTACTGGGTGAAGATATAGTCTTCACTCGTATGAAAGTACGAGGTTGCTAGATGCAACAAGAACAGAGTAGCGTCCGGTATAATGTTTAGATAAACATTTTTCTTAAAAATTTTGGAAACGTATTTATGGTATTGCGGGCAAGATCGGAAGACTTGACATGAAGGGTGAGACTCATACTTACGAGGATCACGACAACAATAACGAGAAGATTCATCTGATGGTCAAGGACTTCACCTTCGGCTACAGCATTGATCATATCGAGCGTGTTGCTAAGATTGTTCTGCAGTAATTTTTTACCAAAGACAAATCTGGGCGGAGACCGCAAAGTCTCCGCTTTTATAGAAAAGGAGACGAATTATGAGTTCCGTGATGGAAAAGAAGTTTATTGACGTTCTGAACTGCGACGATAACGTGGTTACCATTTCGTCACTGAACGGTAAGGGTTATACTTTCGAGCCCGGTAGTGTGGAAGAGCCTTGTGTGATTCCTATTCCGCCGGAGGAGATTATGTATATGAACAGCACTTGTTCTGCGTTCAAGAATGGTGTTCTGCGTTTTCGCCCTGAAGAGCAGAATGAAATCTTTAAGGCTATTGGCGTTAAAGGTGACGACGTTCTGTTCGTTGAGGATATTGATGATGCGATTCTGAATCCCACTGTCGAGAATCTTCAGCGAATGATTGACATTAAGGATGGTGCTCAGTTTGAGCGTATTCGTGGTCGCTTTTATCGCATGACGAATGCCGGTGAAGACCTGTCCACTAAGGTCAAGCGCCTGATTGATGAGCGTTATAAGGAGCTTCGTGCTGGCAAGCGTAACAGTGAGCTGTCTGTTGTGCCTGCGGCCAAGTCTGCCCCTGCTGATGTTCAGGCGGAGCTTGAGGCCGCAAAGAACCAGCTTGCTGAAATGCAGAAGCAGATGCAGGCAGCACTGGCACAGATGCAGGCTATGATGGCTGGTGCACAGCCTGTGGCACAGGACACTCCTGTTGAGAAGACTACTAAGCGTAGCCGCAAGAAGGCTGATGGAGAAAAGGCGGAGGTCGTTCCCGCCGAGTAAGATTGGAGGGATAATGTGACCGCATTTTCACAGGTATACGACAAGTTCTACGA